AGGTGTAGTTTACTATAATCGTGGTTCTATTGAATTTGATAATGGATCAAAGATTTGGTCTGAAGCAACTACAGAAACTACTGGTCGTGGACGATCAGTTGCGCTTTTTATCTCTGACGAGTTAGCTCACGTTAGTAAGCGTATTCAAGACGAGATGTGGGCTTCCATATTACCAACATTGTCTACTGGCGGTTCATGTATTATTATGTCAACCCCAAATGGTGATAGCGATTTATTTGCTGATCTTTGGCGCGGTGCTGAGTCTGGCACTAATGGATTTGTACCAGTTTTTGTTCCAATAGATGAAATCCCTGATAGAGATGAAGCTTGGCAAAAGATGATGCAGTCAAAGGTAGGTGAACTTAAATTTAGACAGGAATATCGCGGCGAATTCTTGTCCGATGATACATTGCTAATCAAATCATTAACACTACAAGGGCTTAAAGAAATTCCTCCATTATTTCATGATAAGGGATTTGCATTTTGGAAAGAACCTGATCCAAATAAAACCTATCTCATCGGGGCTGACGTTGCTGAAGGAGTTCAACAAGACTTTTCAACAATTCAAATCGTTGAATTAGAAACGATGGAACAAATAGCTGAGTATCGGAACAACGGAATCAATGAGTCTCAACTGTACAATGCAATTAAGTTTGCAATTTCCAAAATATTGTCTTATCGAAATCAACAAAATAAACCACCAACCGTTTACTGGTCTTTTGAGAATAACTCAGCGGGCGCTGCTTTGGGGACTTTACTTTGGAATGATGAAAAGTTTCCAGAAGAAGCAATAATTTTGAGCGAAAAGGGCACAAGAGCTGGCTTCAGAACTGTCAATAAACCAAAACTTGAAGCTTGTAGACATCTAAAACATCTTGTAGAAAAAACACACGGTCTGCAAATCAAATCTCGTTTATTGATTTTTGAATTGAAGAACTACATTGTACATGGAGCTTCTTACGCGGCAAAACACGGAGCTACCGATGACTTGATCTCAGCGATGTTGATTGTGATGCGAATGCTGAAACAGTTATCTGAATATGAACCAGAAGTTTTCGATAAGTTATACAAGTCTGAACAAGACTTCTATAGTGAAACAGAAAATGAATTTGCTGATTCTGTCGAACCCGTACCTTTTGTGTTTTAATATCTACTCTTCATTATCATTGTTATAATGTTTCATGATAAAGAGCCCAATCACAAAAGCTGTTGTAATAGGAGTACCTACTGCATTTGTAGATGTTCCAAATCCGTTTTTTGCTGAGATTGAGAAAAAGGCTGCTGACTTAATAAAATTGACTGAGATAAAGAAAGAAGCTAAAACCAATAGCATTATAATCCCAATGATAAGAAGAGCTATTCCTAACATGATAGCTCATGATTTTATAGGAGTACAACCAATGCAAGCGCCTGCTATTGAGATATTCTTAATGAGAAAATAAATGCTTGAAGAAAAAACACTAGTAGACGGATCAAAGATTCTAAGTACAACAACATTTTATGCTAAGCGTAAAACATCCCATATTGCATCAATTGAAGCAAAAGCTGCTGAAATAATCAGCAAATTAGAAGCTAGTGAAATCACCAAGGACCAAGCTCAAATAATCAATGAAGCAATGCATACTGCATTAACCAAACATTTGTTTGAACCAAATGATAAACTTACCCGTGATAGTATTGTCGCTAATATAAAAGCTATTTTAGGTGACCTTTATAGTTATCGTATAATTTGCGATGAAACAAATAATTCGCCAGCAGTTGTTGTCAGTGGAGATATTAGAGTTGATATAGTTGGCCCTAGTCTTATTGTCGGGTGGGGTTGTTCGGATGGGTCTCATTGATCCCAGTTTAATATACGAGAGGGTGTTTTTGTTGTATATTATAAATAGAAGGTGAATTGCCAAGTTGGTAATCACTTCATAAAGTAGTCATAACAGTGTAGTACATTCATAAAGGAAATAATCATGGCTTTAGACATCAATCAACTCCGCGCAGCATTTGCAAAAAAAGAATCTGAGGGCGGCAGCGAAGGCAATACCGGTTTCTGGGATAAATTCTATCCATTCTATAAGATGGAATTCGACACTACTGTTGAATGGCGTTTTCTTCCGGATCTCGACGAAGAAAATCCACTTGGCTTTATTGTAGAAAATAAATATCACGAACTTCTGATCAATGGCAAAAAGAAGCGTATTGCTTGTGCAAAGATGTATGGTGAATCTTGCGCTTGCTGCGAAACTTCTCAAAAGCATTACAACGAAGGCGATGAAAAGATGGGCAAGGCGTTTTGGCGCAAGATTGATTACATTGCGCAAGGTATTATCATCCAAACTCCATTTGAATACCCTATCAAGGCTGATGAAAATCCAGTTCGTATGGTATCTATTGGTCCAAAGTTGTACAAAGTAATTGAAGCAAAAATCGTAAAGGGTGACCTTGACGAGATGCCATATGACATGGTCAATGGTTATAACTTCAAGATCTACAAGACGCATCAAGGCGAGTACGCAGATTACACAACCTCTGATTTTGCTCGTAAGTCATCTGCAATTCCAGATAGCTTCTTGACACACTTGGAAATGTATGACCTTAAAAACTTCCGCTACGGTCACATTGAGCGTGAGCAGATGGAAGCAATGATTCAAGCTTTCCTGACAGGCCGTTCGTATGAAGCTGAAAAAGAGGCAGCTCCAGCCTCGGCTAATAGCATTACTACTGGCAACGCCGCTCTGGATACAACTCTTAACACTCCAAAGACTGTTCAAGAGGCTTCTGCTGTTGTTCAGCAAGTTGTTCAGCAAGTTGTTCAGCAAACTGTTCAGCAAACTGTTGGTAAACTCTCTCCTCAAGAGATCTTGGCAAAGCTGAAAGCCCGTCAAACTGCTTCTTAAGCTTTACAATGTAAGGAAAAGTCTAAATTTAGACTTTTCCTTTTACCTCTTTTACAAGGAGTATGGCTATGCTGCCATTTCTAAAGAAGTTTCGCAAAGAAATCTCAAAATTGGACAATGTCAATGTTGAGTTTTCACCACCTGGTAAATGGTCTTCGACTGGTAATTACGCACTAAATCGATCCCTTTCAGGCTCTTATTTTAAAGCAATTCCTCAGGGCCGTCTTACTGGGTTTGTTGGTCCATCAGCTGCTGGTAAGTCTTATATTGTTTGTAACTGCATACGTGAAGCTCAAAAAGATGGAGATCACGCGTTAGTTCTTGACTCTGAAAACGCGTTGGACCCTCAGTTCATGAAGCGCGCAGGAGTTAACATCTCTGATGAAGCTCTTACTTACGTCCAAGTTGTCACAATTCAAGACGTCACTGCTGTAATTTCTGAGTTCTTTTCGAACTATGACAAAGAGTACGGCAAAAACAACAAAGCTGGTCCAGGATTGTTCATTGTTTTGGATTCTCTTGGCAATTGCTTGACAGACAGTGAAAATGAAAAGTTTGAAAAGGGTGTTCAAACTGGTGATCAAGGTCAATCTGCTAAGAACAAGAAGCATTTACTTCGTACCTTAGTATCGAGACTTGCTCGCTATAATGCAACTTTTGTGTTTACCGACCAAGTTTATCCTCAAGATCCTAAACTGGGAGATGGTCTATGGGCAGTCACAAATGGTGTTAAATATTCAGCATCTCTGATTGCGCTGTTGACTAAGTTGAAATTGAAAGAAGATGCTGAAGTCGTTGGCATCATGATGAGAATCGAGAACTACAAGTCTCGTTTCGTTAAGCCTGGTACTCGTATTGAAGTCGATATTCCATTCTTGACTGGTCTAAGCTCTACTGCTGGACTGATCGAAGCTTGGGAAGTTGACGGCATCATCACCAAAGAAGGATTCAGTTGGCTAGTTGAGGTCAATGGAGAAACTATCAAGTTCAAAAAGAGCGCACTTGATGATGAGCTAGCTCTTAAGATCTTGAAAGGTAATACAAAGATCCAAGCAATTGAAAAATCCTTCTCTGATCTTGAAGAAACGGAATTGTTTATGCCTACTGCTGAATTGCCAGAAAAGGCCGAAAGCAAAGGCTTTTTGGGTTCTATGGTTGATCCAGAAACAGGAGAGATTTTATCTCTCGGTAATATTGAAGAAAAGGAATAAGCATGGAACTAAAATCGAACTTCACACTGTTGCATGACTTGGTCATGATCTTTCCGATCAAGCAGCCACAAAAGACCTCTAGCGGTCTTGTACTTCCTGACACAATGGATGCAACTAGCCCTGTTGAAGGGTTGGTTCTTGAAGTTGGACCAGGTAAAATCAACCCAAAGACTGGAGATGTTGTACCGGTTCCTTTGCAAAAAGGCGATCGAGTATTCTTTGTCAAGCACGAAGGAAAAGTCATTAAGCATAGTGGAGATACATTCCTCGTTGTGCCAGTGACAGACATCTTGTGTAAGGTTGTTGATCATGCTCCAGCATAAGAAACATCATCAAACTAAGATTACACAGACGACAACCACTACGTCGTCTGTGTTTCTTTTTGACCTTCATTTGATGAAAAAAACTGAAACAAAAC